ATTATTTTCATAAAATCCACCAGATGGTAAGAACTGAAAAGAATTATCACCTGTATATCCATAGCATAAAAATATTTCATTATTATTAGTAAAACCAGATGGTATTCTTATTTCAAAAATATAATTTAAACCACTACTATATTGTTCGTAAATACCAGTAGGAAGTGAACCAAAATTATCAACATTAATAGTATGATCTGCCCATTGTATACCAGAGGCTCCATAGTTAGAGAAAACAATTCCCGTAGGATTTAAACCAGTTCCTGTTCCAGCAACAAGGCTTAAAATATTTTCAGAAATTCTATTGTTTAGAAAATAATCGTATTTTGTTTTATTTTTACCACTTTCTTCAACTAATACATGAAAATTACAATCTTGAGATTGCGATACTGGATTCCATTTTATAAAAGCATTTAAATTTAGATCTTTAGATATAGCATTAAAATTATGATTTACATAACCAGTAACATTAAAAATCTGAGATGGAAAATATATTTCATTATAAAATGGTGGTTTTATTCCCGAAGATGTTATCAACTGTCCTGTGCTAAAATAATTACTGGGCAAAAGATGAACGTAATAAGGTATTGATACATCATTATCTACTAAAATATCTGAATTTGATGTACTTGTAGATATCGCGGGTATTTGAATCGTATCATACGATGGATAAAAATATTTATTTTGATATAAATAATTACCACTTGCAGATGCAAAATCAGATTGGTTTGTGACAAAAACATCCAATTCTTTTATACATTTAGGACTAGATGCATCTAAAGATATAGAAATATCTGCATTAAAATCAATAGAAGATATTGACAACGAAGAAGATGGAAAAGTTATATATGCAATGCCAGTATTATAAAAACCACTATTATAAAATCCGCTATTACTAACACAAACAACATCGATAAAAAATTCATTTAAACCAGACAAATTATCTTGTCCAGTTAACAAAGAAAAAATTCCTGTTATTTCCTCTACAGTTTTTGTATATTTTGTTATTTTTAAGACTTCTGGATCTTGGTACAAAAAGTTTCTATTTTTATCATAATAATTAACTAAAAAACCTGAAAAACCATTATCTATAATAGCTCCTGATAGTAAATCATTTGTAGTTGGTCTTTTTACCTGCCACAAAACAGTTATGGAATCTTGTTTTATAGATCCACTAAGAAATTCTGTAGATGGATCGAAACCGAATTCGGATGCAGAAATCGACTTATCATACGATGAATAAACATCAATAAAATCAAGAGAAAGATTTTGTATTTCAAAAAGATTCGTATAATTAACTTCAAGATTTTCTAAAAAAGCCATATATGATATTACACATTAATAATTTTGAAATTTGAATCAAAAGCATATAAATCAAGAGATGTTTTTGCTGAAAAATTGCCTAAAAGAGATTCTCCCAGAAACACACTAACTATACGAGCTTCATTTTTAAGAATATTGAAATTCAATGTTTTTCCATTTCTATTAATAACGCACATTATGCCATAAACATTAGTAATACTTCTCGAAGACAAATTATCAAACATAGAAAGAAAATTTAAATTCATATATTCAAAAGCAGAACTAAAATAATCAGCATTTAAAACTTCTATTTCAATTAAAAAACGATAATCAAAATCAGATTTTATAGCTTGAGCATAATTAATTGAAAACAGCTTATAAAAATTATATAATTCAGCATCTGTAAACAATTCTGAAACAATATTATCTGTTGAAAAAGTTATTTGTTTCGGTTTATTTTGAGAAGCGTCAATATATTCATCATTATCAATTATATTAAATTTTTCATTTTGATATTTCATCGCAGATATTGCATATTCATTCGATGAAACTTCATTTATACTAATAATTTTATATAAATCAAAATCAGAATCAGAATCATTGACATAAATAGAAAAAACAGCACCAGATCTTATATTTGCAAATTGACCATAAGTGATATCTGGCAGTTTTGAAAAATTTAAATTATCAACACGACTAAAACCTTGATATAATGCAACAACACCATGTAATGGCTGGCCTTTTGATCTTGATACTGGATTTACTAATAATATATTGTTTTTATAATAACGTATATATTCACCATCGTATGTAATTTTTAATATATCAGATGTAGTAACACTTTGATGTGCAACAGGCACCGTAGGAGATGATCCACCACTTTGAAAAATTGATAATACACCACCAATTATTTGCAAACCATAATTTATATCGCTTTCGTCGTTTTTTGGATTATTAATAATAGATAAACCAACTATATGTCTATCAGCAGAAGCGAAAGGAGATGTATAAGAAATTTGACAATTATCAATAAAACTATTATTTGTATAAGCTTTTTTATCAAAAGCATTTGTCTCGTTTCCTGAACGTAATAATAATCCATTGTTTTCAACAATAATTTGATTAACTATAAACCAATTCATATATGCATGAGAAAGCAATTTTAATCTTAAATTTGTATTATCTAACTCTATAACTGTAAAATCTAATTCAACTGGATATTCATTTATAATAGATAATATTTTTATATTTGCGCCTAAAGCGGTTGATGAAATTTCTCTATCTATATAAATATATTGATTTTCAAAATCTAAACTGACTATTTTACCATATATAATATTAGCATTTTTTAATTGGTCGGATAATCTTATTACATTTCCAATTTGTAATAATGTAGCTTCTAAACCTGTCGAAAAACCAACTACTTCAGATTCTAATTTTCCAGTTGCTAAATACCATTTGCCTATTCTTTGTGCTTCAGATCTGCTTGTAATTCCAAAACTTAGTATTTCTTTTTCAACAATACCATATTTTCTGATCAAATCTTGATCTTCAGCATAAACTATTTTATCTTTATAGTTATCTGTTTTATCTAAATAAGGAACTTTTGCAACTGAAAAACTAGTATTCAAATCTGAAGATGCGTATGTAAACAAACCATCTTTAACATTTGAATTTGTAAATATATAAACAGGTTTCTGTTTAACATCTGAAGTTAAGCTGAGAAGACCATTTTTAAAATAAAAAATACCTCTAAAAATAGATGATAAATCAGATAAAGTTTTTAAACCTTCAGATTCATTATTAATAAGAACATTACAAGAAAATCTAGGTTCTAGAAAATCATTATATTCAACATGTTTTGCCACGCAATAGCCTTTAGAAACATTTAATGATTTATCAAATATTTTATAATTTAAATGAGTTTTACTAACACTTTCATCTTTACTGGTTGGTAAATTCAAAGACGATCCATCAACCATATATTGTAGAATAAATAATTTAATTTTATCTTCAATATTTTTCGACGGATCACGTTTTACAAAGTTCATTAACTCATTAAATAAATTTCCGCTAAGATCTGTTTCTAAAATTTTTCTAGGACCAAAATCATTACAAAGTCTGATATAAGCTTTACCCCCAGATATTTGCACAGAACAAATAATTTTTTTATAATTAATATTAATATTTTCACCAGAAGAATTTTTTATATCATAAAGATACAATATCGATCCAACTGGATATTTTAATTGTAACTTCTCAAGCGGTTCAGATGTATTGAAACTTATGTTATTATAATATAACTTGCCAGATTCAATATCATTATCGTAATCAAATAAATCTGCTTCAAATTTTGTTTTTGAATTTGTTTTTATTAATTCATCACAAAATTTAGATAATGATAAAAACTGCCATTTATCTAAGTCTGTTTCATTTATATGGCCTTTTGCCATACCATATCTGCTATTAACACATAAATCATAAAAGACCCAAGCTGGATTGTTTGTCCATTTTAGATTTAAATTAAAATTTCCAGACCAATTTCCTATATATTCTCTAATTTCTCCATCATAATTATCAGGTACTCTAATTTTCAACAATTTACAATCATAAGATCTAGTTGGTATATTATTAAAATGTTTAGAACTAATTGTAGTATTAACAGCGCATGAATATGGATAAGTGAAACCGTACGCAAGCATCTCAACCACAGAATCTAATGAAAAAGATCTGAAAATATTTGTTTTAGACAATACTGATTCTTGAATGCTAAAAACAGATAAATTAACTTCAGGAAAAGGTGTATTTAAAAAATCACCATCTTCATGAGAAAAACTTATTTCAAAAGGTAAAACTATTTGTCCACCTTTTGCAACAAATGAGCCATTAAACATTAAATATGCTGATATTCCGGTAGATAGATTTCTAGCTTCTATTACAAAAGCAATTGGTGCTGATACAGTGTCATTACCAGAAATTTGATATAAATTATCAATAGAAATAGAAAATTTATAAAAACTTGCATATTTATTTAAAACTTTATGATTAACAACGGGTGCAAAACTTTTGATTTTTATCAGATCATTTAACTCAGTTTGAGTTTTTTGGTCTGATGATTTAAAAACTTTTATTGAAATATCTGAGTTATTAAGTTGTAATGGCTGTTGAACTAAAGGTGGCAATTTTTTACTTATAACAATAGCCGTGGGTATATCATATATACGTAATTTATACTCAAGAAGACTTGAAGCTATATATCTTGTTTTCTTTCTTTCCATTCCTGTGTCAAATATAATACTACTTTGAGCAAAATTAAATAAATTGGTTTGAGGGTCAACTACAGGTGTATTATTAAAATAAATTGAACTACCAACAGGTGTTAAAGCATTTTCTATTTCTAAATAACCAACAGTTTTTCCATCTGAATTAGAAAAACCTTCGATTGGTCCTTCGCATAATAAATCTAAAGAATTATAAAAAGATTCTGTTTCAATTGGAGCAGAGGTACTACGCTGAGCATTTTTCGATAAAAAATTAAAAACCTTTTCATTTAATTTTATGTTCATAATAAAATACTATGGTATTCTAGCTCCAATTTCTTTCGCTACTAATAAAAGAGCTTGACTTGAAGCTTGATCACCAGCATATACATTAAATGATATATCATTACTTATAGTAACAGATCCAATTCGCAATCTACCATAACCTATTGGCACTGGCACGTTTCGCAATGATACGTTTTCATAATTACTAAATAATCTTGATACTGTTTTTATATCAGTAGGAGATTTTGGAGTTAATAATGATGTTATTAACATTTGTATTCCTGTTGAAATAGCTAATAAAACGAAACCAATTAAAATTTCTCCAGATCCTAAAATAACAGGAGTAATTTCGACTTTCGAATTATTTTTTAAAATTGGAGAATTAATATATTCAGGAGATACTATTTTATCATCAACATATACCAAAAAATGTGTAATATATTCATTTATATTTCCCAATGTAGAAACTAGTTTACCTGTATTAGCTTCAATTGCATTAAATATCTCTAAAACAGATGAAGCATTTAATTCCCAATCTGTTTGTATGAAATTTTCAAATATACCATGTAGCTTAACACTAACCATATATCTATTTACACTTTCTTTCTATAAATTCATCAGTATTTATATTATATATTAACATATCAATATTATGGTATTTTTGATGAAGAATGTCTAATTCTGAAAAAAAAGAGTTTGATAAATGACTATGGAATAAATATAAGATAGCATATTCTTGTTTAATTTTTAAATAGTCTTTTGGAGAAATTGCAAAATATTTGCTTTTATCAAAATGCCTATTTTCAACTGGAATAAATTTTAACTCATTATTATTTTCAACAATAAAACCGCAACTTTCTTCAGAAAAATTAGATAAACAATATTTTTTTATTTCGTCTAATATTTCATTTTTTATTGTCATATGGGAAAGTAGCTGGAAAAGCGCCAAAAGGTAAAAAACCATTAGGTTGATCGTCATAATCTTTAAATCTTAAAAGACAACCTTGCAAAGTTTTTGAACATTTATCTTCTTTCCATACGTCAGTATTCAAATCGGGTTGTTTATTAGTAACATTAGAAGAAATACAAACATAAAAAATTTTTTGTTTATTATTGGAAATTTGTATAAAGTTATTTTTCAGATCAGTTGGAACACTTGGTACAAAATCTAAATACACAAAATCACCAGCAGAATAAACTGTAGTTTTATTCCATCGTCCCTTAGATGTTAATTTTAATAAACCATAATTTCCGTTTTGAAAATTACCAGTGAAATCATTTTTACCTTTATAGAAAGATAGAAAAGTTTTATCATTTTCGTCGGCTATAGGAACTCCAACATCTTGACCTCCCCACACGTTAGAAAACCACCAAGAACTATTTAATCTACCACTATTTCTTCTTTCATAAGCAACCGCATTATCAAGTAAACCAACTTGAAAACCTTGGTTTATATTTGGTCCTTTATAATCTGGAGTGCTTCCATAATTACAACCATAACATCTATAGTTCCAAGAACAAGTGTCATTAGTTACTTTTCGACTTGGTACGTTTAAATTTTGAACATCAATTTTTGTAGCTAATTCTAGTTCAACAGACTCTTTATTCTCTGATTTTTTTAGATTGATCAAAAACTTATCATAAGCAATATATGTTTTAAAAGAAGAAATGCCAAAAGGATTTACACCATCAGCAAAATTAGAAATATCTAAATCTTTGCCAAGAACTTTTTTCCTTATAAATTGTTTACCAATAAGATTATTTCTATCCTTTAAAATATATGATAAATAATTATTTATATTTGCAATTTTAAGAGTTGGTTTAGATTGTTTTCCATCAGATGAGCTTTGTAAATTCGATAATTCAGAAGGAATAAAATAATAATTTTGATCTTGAAAGATTATATCTTTTGAAAAATTCTTTGACCCATGAAATCGCAAATAACCTTCTGTAGATTCTAATTCTAATTCATAAAGATCAAAAACAACATAATTATTAAGTTTAAAAAATGTATTCATATTATGATTTTCCAGCTAAATTGAAAATATTCGGCAATCTGAAATTATATAAGTTTGATTTTAAATTTATGCTCGTACAATTTGCTTCGCCAGTAAATAAACTCAAATAATTATCTACATAATAAGCGTATGCCGAATTTAATTCTGTATTCGACAACAAACGGTTATAAAAAGTTACATCAAAATAATTTATACCAATAGTTGCATTTCTATTAATTAATTTTAAAGTAGTATCTTTTAAATTAGTAATAAGATTTGTAATTCCAACATATCGACTTATTACTTCCCTGTTTATATAAAAAGTATAATTTTGGTTGACTCGTCTTATTTGTAAAATAAAAGGTCTATATAATGAAGCTGATTTTATTTTTAATATAGAAACATTACTACCAGTTGTAGTAATATCTGTAGCTCCTAATTTAAAAGTATTTGGTGTTACATGACTAACAGTATATATATTTTTGTCTTCAGAGTATGGAGAAGAAGAATCGTAACTCTTTAATGGGTTAGGTAAAGTATCTGCAAAAAAAGCTATTCTATCATTATTTGCTAAATCATGATTTGTAGATGTTGTAAATACGTTTGTACTTATATTAACATTTGAAATTTGTTTTTTAATATATAACTGTTGAGAAATTGTACCACCAAAGCCATTCTCTCTTGATCGATCAATTGAATTCGATAAAGATTTATTTTTATAAAAAAAAGATAATTTTTCTTTTACATATCTACCTCTTTGTAAATCAGGAAAAATTCGTATATTAAATTGATCACTTGTTATATTATTTGGACTGGTAGACGAATACCAATCAAAAATAGAAGCATAAAAATTATCAGTAGATCCTGGATCATCAAAATCATCAAAACTACATATAAAAAATAAATCAAAATCACCAAATGTTACAGTATCAGTAAAAGAATATTGTAAATTTTGAGAATTTTTTAATTTTATGGCTTTATAAGATGAAGAGCCTAAGCTCTGATAATTAGATAAAGGTATACCTCCACTATTAGTTAAAGTTTTGGTGGTTGTTGTATCGGTCCAATTTCCATTTGAAGTATCGATTCCATCATTTGAAAATCTAAAAACAAAATCAGACGGTAAACTTTTATTGTAAATACTAAAATTCACACTAGAATTTGATAAAGAATCAATTAAAAATCCTGGTTGTCTATTGTTTAAATCTTTATTGAAAGGATACCATCTAATAATTTGCTTAAGAATTGTATAACTAGGTCGCAAATTACTCGTTGGATCGCCAGATAGACTTGAACGCGGAAAAAAAGCGTCTCCTAATATTTCATCGTTATAAGTTAAATAAGCTGACCCAACTTCACCTTCGATCAAAATAGGGCTATTTATAGTATATGCTGGAGCATAATACGATAAAAACTTTTCTGTATTTACATCTACATAAATCCGACTTTGGGTTCCATAATAAATAATATAGTACCAATATTTTCTATTTCTACCTGTATCTACAAAATATCCTTTTGGATAATTTCCATTGAAAGGAATGACACCATATTTCAATTTTGAATTCCTATCAATTGTATCAGAGAAATAAAAAAAAGTATTAAAAACCCATAAATAAACAAA